GAAGGTAAATTCTTTTCGTACCCACCCGGTACATTAGAAGATTATGATGAAAGACGTTCAAGAATTTTGGACCTTTCATCGGATATTCGAATGTCAAAACTATTATCGGGTTCCAATGGTGCATATGCTTCAAAGAGCATTTACGTTGATATTGCAACAAAAACAATTGAGACTACTGAATTTGACTATAATAATGAGTTTCCTAAATTACCTAAAATAGGCAATTTCTCTACACTATCACAAAGATTTGCTCCAGAGGATATTAGAGCTGGTAAATCATATACCGAGGATGTATCATTTTGGCAAAGAGCCGAAAACATTAAAGCCGGTGGTGGGAAAAGTCTTTCCGATTTTAAAAACTCTAAGATCAATTACATATCATTAAATTCTCAGGCATTTAATTATGCTACATCTACAGGTTCATCTAATGCTACAACAGCTTTTGTTTTGGGTAATACCCCAAATTATCATGCAGCAACTCAAGCATCCAAACTTAACATTGCCGAATCTATTACAGAAAATCTTGAAACGGTAATTCATGATTTTAATGTAGCCGGTGATTTTGAGCTCAATTCTGGTAAAATTGTTCTATTAAAAATAGCACCTGCCGAAGATCCTTCTGCAACTAAAAAGAACTCTAAATTGGGAAAATCTCCGACTCCGGGAGCCGATCAGTTTTTCTCTGGAAATTATGTTGTGACTTCTGTTATACATAATTTTGCCGAAGATTATTTTGCTTCGGTAAGAGTGAAGACCGACAGTTTTTCAAATGACTTTTTAACAAAATAATGAATTCTCCCGATCAATTTATTGGAGGCTCTTTTGCGTGGTTTACCGGAGTAGTTGAGGATATTAAAGATCCTTATGAACTTGGGCGCGTAAAGGTCCGTTGTATAGGTTATCATACTGAAGATAAAAACCTAATTAAAACATCGGATTTACCATGGGCTACACCAATGATGCCAGTAAGTTCTGCATCAATGTCGGGTATAGGTGTTTCGGCAACAGGTATACTTCAAGGTTCATGGGTTGTTGGATTCTTCCGTGACGGACCGTCTGCTCAGGATCCAATTATTCTTGGAACAATTCCGTCATCAACGGCAAAATATGTCGATAATGCAAAAGGTTTTTCGGACCCTGATGGGGAATATCCATTAAAGAATTTTATAGATCAAGGTTTACCGGATACACCTATCGAAGCGGGAAATGGTCCAAGTGATTTTAGATTCCGCGAAGCTGATGCATACAAAAAACGTGCTGCTTCATTACCCGGTGCCGTAAATGTTGCCAAGGCGCCTAAAATGGCACTGGCTTCAATTTCTGCATCGGCTCCTTATGTATCTCAGAAACAATGGAGAAGCTGGTCAATTGAAACCGTTGTCTCCCCTCTGTATCCAAAGAATCAAGTATTCCATAGTGAATCGGGACACGTATTTGAAGTTGATGATACACCAGGGACCGAGAGAACCTTGGACTTCCACAAGTCGGGAACCTATACGGAAATTGATGCAAACGGTAATGAAACGATCACCGTGGTTGGTACCAAATATATGGTTACCATTGGGTCCGAACACCTTTATGTAAAAGGAACAGGCGGCGGTGGATACCAACTTACCGTTGAGGGAGATGTCCGTCAATATGTAAAAGGTAACTATCATCTTGAAGTTGAAGGCAATAAGACCGAGTATATTCATGGACATCGTCAGTCTAAGATTCTAGGAACCGACCATCTAGATACAGAAAAATACCTTGAGACGGTTAAAACCAGTTTAAGCGGGCATCCGTCTCAGGTTGAGAGCGATGTCACATTAAACACTCCTTCCGATTCCTCATTGGTGGATGCGGTGTCCGATGGTTTTCAGGTTGAGTTTGCTTCAATCAATTTAAATGGTAACGTCCTCTGTAAGAATGGTGCAAGTGGCTCTTTCACAACGGTCGACGGTAAAACGGTAACGGTTACTAAAGGAATTATCACAAACATCTATCCTTAAGGAGATTAAATTATGGCTACAAGTTATGTCAATACAGATTGGGTTAATACGGTTACAAAACAGATTGATCAGATTCCAGATTGTGCTGCTCTTGCCGAACTGATTCAGAAGGTTGAGGCTGTCATTAAGGCTCAATTGGAAGCAATGCTCCAGCAGATTGCCGACCTTGCCAAACTGGCAATTCCACCAACAAACCTTAAAAAGCTGATTAAATGGGCAAAGGAGCATTGTGCAAAATACATGGAGATGTACATGAATGCCGTTGCGACATATACGGCACTGGTGAAGGCGTACGGAGACCTTCTTACCGCAATCCAAAATAAACTGAACAATCTGAAGTGCAACATTCAAATGCCGAAGATTGAGGACATTGCGCCTAAACTGGAAGATACTGAACTCTACCAGACGGTGAACGGCGTCCTCACCATCCCGACACAAATTCAGACCGAAATTACTTTTGCCGGGAATCAAGCAGCGGGTTATATTGCGTCTAAGCCTACTCTGGATCGTCCGAACCCGTAAAATAACATCCGGAATATTGTTATAAATAGCACCACCCTATGTCAGCAATCCGTTCACAGAACTATTCCGATTACAATGTCACCGATACCATATCGGCTGTTGTATCCAAGAAAGCTCTGTATACCGACCTTGACCTGAGTCTTACTCTTGACGGAGTTACGGGTGGTGACATTATTCCTCTTACCGATATTGATGCTGTTGTCTATGCCGTAAAGAACCTGGTTCTTACAAATTTCAATGAGCGTCCATTCCAACCGAATGTTGGTGGCAATATCAGCGGAATGTTATTTGAACCAGCCGACCGACTCACAATTGCGTCACTTCGTAATGCAATTCACTACATTCTTGAACGATATGAACCAAGAATCGACTCGGTTGCCGTTGATGTCGTCGATGACTCCGACAATAACCGTTACGGGGTTACAATTTCATTTAGAGTAATTGTACCAAATCGTTCGGTCGATATGACCCTTTATCTACAAAGACTTCGCTAATTTACTACCATGGCTCAATTTAATGTAACAGAGTTAGATTTCGATAAGATCAAAGATTCCATCAAAGATCACTTCCGTTCCCAAAGCAAATACAACTCTTGGGACTTTGATGGTTCGGGTCTTTCCCTCCTTCTGGACATCCTTGCGTACAATACCCATTACAACGCAATGGTTGCGCATCTTTCATTGAATGAGACCTTTTTGGATTCTGCTCAGATTCGTGGTAATGTAGTTTCACATGCCAAGCTCCTGGGTTATGTTCCACGTTCATTTGCTTCTTCCAAGGCAATCATTAGCTTCACCGTTAATGCTGGTGTAAATCCTCCGGCGTATATTACTCTGTCACGTGGTACTCGTTTTAGCACAACTCTGGACCAAACATCTTATTCGTTTGTTGTCCTTGAGCCGGTCCAGGCTCCACTGCTGAATGGTGCATACACCTTTACCAATATCGAGGTGACCCAGGGAACTCTGAAACGTATGCTTTACAGAGTGGACAATTCATTGGAGAACCAAAAGTTTAAAATAACCGACGAAAATATTGATACAAACACAATGCGTGTTCGTGTAAAGGCAAATGAGGAGTCGGAAGAATACGCAATCTATACCAAATTCACAACTCTTGTCGGTATTGATGATGCATCTCAGATTTATTATTTACAAGAGGATTCTATTGGGACATATGAAATTTACTTTGGTGATGGCGTCCTCGGTAAGAAACCAATTTCAAATAACATTGTAGAAATTGAATACGTCTATACCACGGGTAAAACGGCAAACGGAGCCACCTCATTTACCGCAAGTGATACGGTATCCGGTTACAATGTAGCATCGGTGACAACGGTAACTGCTTCCTACGGTGGTGCGGTTCGTGAAACTATCGAGTCAATTCGTTACAATGCTCCGCTCACCTTCATTGCTCAGAACCGTGCAGTTACGGCAGATGATTACCGCGCACTCATTCTAAAGAGTGTCGGTTACATTGAAAGCATTGCCGTCTGGGGTGGTGAGGACCAAGAAGCTCCCGACTACGGTAAGGTTTATATTGCAATCAAACCAAACGGCGCAGATTATCTTACCGCCGACCAAAAGAGTTACATTACTGGTACCGTGCTCAAGGGTAAGAACGTAGTGTCAATTACCCCGGTAATTGTGGATCCGCAATACACCTACCTCACTCTCGACGTATATTTTAAATACAATCCAAATTTAACCGACCGTACCAAGATTGAACTTCAGGCTTTGATCCGTGATACTATAAGCAATTATAACGATAACAATCTGAAGAAGTTTGACGGTGTTTTCCGTTTCTCGCAATTCCTAAGAGATATTGACAAATCGGATCCATCAATTCTGAATTCTACGGCACGTGTGTTTATGTACAAGGACATTACACCAAATCCAGCCATAAGCAATTCCTTTGTCCTTGAATACTCCTCACCAATCTATCAGACATCTTCTACGGAAGACATCATTGAGTCCTCTGCATTTTTAATTAATGGTGTCGAGCATTACTTTGGTGACACTCCTATTGTTGGAACCAACAACCGTACCGTCTATATCTATAAACTTGTAAATGGTAACAGAGTTAAGATTAAGGATACAGGAATTATTGAACCTGCGGTGGGTAAGGTAACACTCTCCGGTTTCAGACCAGATAACGATACCTCAATCCGTATTACCGTAATTCCAAACTCGAATGACCTGGCTCCAAAGAGAAATCAACTCCTTGAAATCAATCTATTGAGCACATCGGTCATTGGTGAAATTGATACAATTGCTGTTGCCGGTTCTGCTGGTGCAATTAACTACACCACAACTGCTCGCCATCGTTAATCATGCCCCATTCAATTGAGACTCTTGCAAGCACTCGTCGCAAGACGAAGGAGACGATTCGTGTTGAATCACTGGTGCCAAGCCAGCTACGTTCATCTTCGACTGCTCTGATTGGTCTCCTGAAGGACTATTACACCCATCTAAATGAAATCGGGCAGACGAGCTATGAGTTAAACTCAATCAATAATTCAAGAGATATTGATGTTGCCGAAA